ATTGTCTCAGCGCTGTCAAGTAGATGTAGTCCTTGTTGCATACTGTCGCTATCGAAGGTCAACATCTGTTGCTTAATCGGGTTATAAACGCTCAAACAATGAACGGTATGTAAATCATCAAGCGTTACGAAGTCTTCTAACCCGTTAGTCTCGATGTCGAAGTATAATGTTTTATTCATGTTCATAGGTAGCGTATAACTTTCTTCCAATATTCTTGTGTCTCAACCTTGTGGTAACCATTAGGTCCGCCGTTGTGTATCCGTGCTAAGACTTCCCAAGTCGCATCCTTCGGTGCGTGTCTTTTCCAATATACCATCATCACTTGTTCAGCGTAGACCTGATCGACACACATTGCCCACGTTCCGTCGATTGATTGATCGTAGTTATAAGCGTCGAGCCAATAGCCAAAGCTTATTTGATAAGGACCGATTGATCGACCGCTGTCACCGACGGCATAAGGCGCATCATAAGCACCACCACTTTCGACAAGACGGATCGCACGGAACAGTTTTGAATAATCAGAACGGCTGTGACGAGGCTTCGGTAGTATTGTTATTAGTTTTAAGAAACGAGTTATCATGTTCATTTAATCTTCCTGTTTGTTGGTTGAAATGTAATGTTGAAGCTAGTCCTGTCTCGCCTGAGAATCGGTTCTTCAACACTCTTATACGTGTTTGGTTTGCGTCTGCTTCTGATTGTTGATTACGTTCTAATCCAATAACCATGTCAGACAGTTGCGGTATGGCGTGTGAACCTCGAAGATGTGCAAGCGATGTGATCGCCCCTTCCTCGTGTCCAGCGCCTGGAGGTCGCTTTAAATGACTGACTAATACCATGCCACATTGCGTCTCTTCGACGAGAGAACGTAGGCGTGTCATCGTGTTGTCAATCAAGCGTCGTTCATCATCACCTTCAAACCCACTTACCACTATCGATAAATGATCAAGAAATATCCACTTACAGTTTAGTCCTTTGCATAGGTATCTAATTCGATTGAGTAGATTATCGCTGTCACAACTTCCGAAGTGATCGTAGGTAAAGAAGCGTCCGTTCCCTACCGTCTCTTCAAACGTAGGTCGTAATACTTCGTGGTGTATTTCCTTTTCGAGATGAAGCGGTTTGTTAACGTGTAGTCCCATTATACCTAGAGCTGTCCGCCTGACTGACTCTTCAAGCGCGATGTAACCGACTGTTTCACCACGTCCTAATAATGAATACGCAACCTCACGACAAAACAGAGACTTCCCAATCCCACTACCCGCGCATATCGTGACGAGTTCGCCTCGCCTTATACCGTGTGTCATGTCGTTCAAGGATGTGTATGGGTACGGTTGAGACTCCGTGTTATTTACTTCGCTTATCTTTTCCCATAGTTCTTCAGCACCGACGATACCATCGGGGCGATACTCACGCGCTTCAAAGACTGCTGTTACAAGCTCCTTTGCACGGTTCGCCTTTAGCATATCGTTCGGGTCTTTCAGCGGTAGCTCGGCTATCTTTGCACGTCCAGGAGTTAGAAGAGCCGCACATTCTGCCGCTCCCTTGCGTCCTGGGTCGTCCATATCAAACATAAAAACCACTTCTTCATATCGTTCAAGCCAATCGAGTGCTTGTGCGACGTTGTTCTTAGCTCCGCCAGCACCGTGCGGTACAGATACGACTGCCCAGCGATTGTTAAACGCTTGGGACACGCTTAAAGCGTCGATCTCTCCTTCGGTTACGACGACTCGTTTACCGCTGTCTCGCCACAGATGTTGTCCGTATAGTCCGATCAGTTCGCCACGTACCTTGAATGATTTGTCGGCGTATCTAATCTTCTGTCCACATAACTTGCCGTCACGAGTACGGTAGTTTGCGACTTGAACCATCTGTCCATCGACGTCTGCGGCTTGATAACCCCACTTCTTACACGTCTCTTCCGTCAGGTTTCTTCGCGTTAAAGCGGTGGTCTTGCCGTTACTTACAAACGACGCTTTATTAGTTTTAGTCGTTGGTTGTTCTTCCATTTTTTGTTTTTCATTTTTGTTGGGTTGGGTGTTCTTTCCACAGCTGAAGCAATGACTTGATCCGTCTACGTATGTAGATCGTCCGTCACTTGAACCACAGGCGGAACAGGACGTGTGGATTTCTTGGTATTCAGCCATGATTTTGGTATCGTTTTGTCACAGTATTTAATGCCTTTCTGTTCGCAGTATTTTGCGTATGTTGTTTTAGAACCTTTGCGTATCTTGTTTGACGCGTTCATAAAACAAAGACGGACATCAAGTTCGGGATGTTGTTCTCGAATAAGGAGATGTTTGGTTCTGTCTTCACTCGTCCATAGTCCTTTAGTCTCTACTATAATTCCGTTTGGTAGAATAAAGTCAGGTGTGTACGTTGATAGTTTCCTGTATTCGATCTTCACAGTTTCGTACCCGAACTTGATGCCGTTCCGCTCTAACCAATAAGCGGTCTTTGCTTCAAATCCAGAACGATACTTAGAAGTCCGCCGACAGGGGCGCTTCTTGCTTGGTTTCCTCGGCATTAGGTTCTGGTTGATCGAGAGTATTCTCGAATGTTTCTCCTCCGTTTGTATATCCGCCTTCTTCTGCGGTAAATCCATAGGATGTTGCTTTCTCGCTTGTTCCGACAGCCGCTAGTTCGAGTACTTGAACGCCTTGTGGTTCGAGTGTCATGCCGAATCCATGTGCGGCGACATACCAAAACCTCATCTTCATTCCGATCTTGATACGACTACCACCACCGACGATGTCGTCGCCTTTCATCGGGTTACCTTGGCTGTCGAACAACGCAACTTGTAATTTGTACTCAGTTCCGTCACGGCGTTTACCACCCGCTTTCATCTTTAACTTTACGATGTGATCTTCTCCGTCGATTACGAATGGAAGGTTAGCTTTCTTTAGTTCTTTACCTTGCTTGGTATTCTCGGCGAGGTAAGCAGCTTCGTACTCAGGTTGTACCTGTGCTTTTAACTTATCCCAATCAGCTTTATCTAATATCAACTCAGTACGGTACGTTCCATACTCTGAATCATATTCACCTTTCGATGGGTTTGTGAGGTAGCAGTATCTTGCTGTTCCTGTTGGTGTGGTTATTGTCTTCATATTATATCTGGTCATTAATCGCTCCTTTTAAGCGTCGTTGTTATGCGAAGAAATAGTCAGAACCTAGCACCTCAAGCGGATCAAGAGTTCCGTAAGGAGGTAGGTCTGGTAGTTCTTCTTTGGTTTGTGTTTGGACTTCATCCTTGAATTTAAGAAGTAAGTCCTCGTTGAAAGTGTTTGCGGTTTCTCGTCGTATGATCCCGCTTAATGCTTCGCTGTTTGTCGAGTGTGTTGCGAAGCTGTCGTGTACCATAGCAAGTGAGCGGATGCCCATCTTCTTCGCTTCGTTCGTTGTCTTGTGTGCGATGGTTGCGTCAAGACTGTGTACATAATTAGGACTGATGCCATTGGCTTGACGTTTACGATTAAGTTCGTTCAACGGTTGATGCCATCTGACAAACGAAATCCTGTCGCCTAACATCGTTTCAATCTGTGATCCTTTCGTGTTAAAATATTTTTGTCGTACTTTAAAACCAAGTGGTGTCGTCCACTCAATCGCCTTGCCTTCACGTGCCAACAACCTCGCACATTGTTGAAGCCACGCCATGACTGCGTTTGGTCGGCTTAAACATTCGTCCATCGCTTTCCAAACGACCATTGATAATTGACTGACTGCGGGTGTTGTCTCACTTCCGAACGGATCGATGTCGCGCTCAAGACACAAATCTCTAAACCACTCGTGTACATAGTCGCGACAGGACTGGCGAGTACCGCCGTAGGGTTTGACCATGACAGGACGCTTGGTAAGCTTACGTGTGATGCCTAGCTTTAACCATTCAGTCGCGATGTGATCGCCCTTCTTAGCTTTCTTCTTTAATTCTTCCGTTACTTGATCCGCTACAAATTGATAGAGATCGGCGGGAGCTTCCGTAGCTGATACGTTTGTAGCTCGACCGCCGATCTCATCCCTACCCAACAAAGAAAGTAATTGTATGCCGTTGTTAGACGCGTCCATAGCGACGGGCAGACGGGTTTTAAATCCCCGTCCACCCATGCTTAATAACTCACCCCATTCAAAACAAAATGCTAGGAACTGCCACGGCTCATCTGCGCCTGTCCACCAGTCGTTGACCTTCGGGTCTTTACACACTTCAAATATTTCTTGGCGTCTGTCATTAACCCACTTAACACGCTCGTCAAACGTCACCTTGTCCATGCCGTAACAGTTCGCACCGTGTATCGCTAACCATCGAGCGTCCGTCTCAGGATTCCAAATCGTTTCCGACTCACTAAACAATAAAAGAGACTTCGCTAAGTCCGTACCTTGTGGCGACAGGTAGTAAGGCACGGGATACATGCGTCCACGAAAGTCGATCTGATGTGGAAAGTAAAAGTGTTTACCCGCATACTTATCGCCCAACCATAACGTCTTTATGATTTGTAAACGCTGACTGCGTAACGATATGTTTAAACTTCTAAGCACTCCGCTCTTACGACCAAGCTCACGCTTACGTTCTGGATCGCCTTCGGCTGTCGGATCAAAAGGCGGTAACTCGTAGTCAGTACGACGGCACATCTCGCCGATCTCTCGGTCATTATCCCACGCCCATCGTGCAATCTTTAGTACCTTGTCATTAACCGTCCAAGGCGTATCTTGTACGTGGTTAACCGAATCGATCACTGGTTGGAAATTTGACGTGTCAAGCTCACGCATGTATTCCATGTCGTTTGACTTGATAAACGTAAGTGGTTGAAGATCGACATCCTTGTATCCGCCTTGCCATAGACCTTTCCAATGTGCTGGTGTTTCCACCATAGGTAACCATAAAGGTTGTAATAATTCTTGGCTTTGATTGTAGTCGGCAATCCATTGGAACAGATCGTCACTTGCTGTAATAACCCAACGCGTTTTATTTTTGTGTCCTAACATGACGAAGGTAACTAGATTGGTAACCGTGCGGATAAGCTCTAGTAACCACGTACCCATCAATATTTTTTCCTTACGCGTCCAGACCTTCCAAGGTTCGATGTTACCTTTCTTTGCTTCGCCTTGTTCGTGCCTTAAAAACGCTTCACGAATCCGTCGGTACGTACGATCACTCCATTTCTCAACGTCCTTCTTAGCGAACTTAAACACGTCAGGATACTCTTCCTTCATACGGATGTATCGTGCTTCATCTTCGATGTTCGTCGCGACTCGGATCGCTGTGTTAGTCAGCGGATGTTTACGACAGATACCGTCAAGCATTGTCTTCATCGCGATTAAGCTGATGACTTCGGGTTTCATATCCCATATAAGCGGAAACCATTTCGGTACAGCCGCCGTGTTCTTCTTGTGGTACTTGATTCGGTTTTTTACTTCGTCAATGACTTGCGGTAATGTCCCACGTAACAGACGCTGACCATAAGGCGATTCGGATTCCTTTTCACGACGCTTTGCAGACTCGACCTTACGGCGGTAACGGGCGATGCCCGATTGTTGCATCTCTAGGTTAAGCTCTAGCTGATCCATGCTAGATTACTCTTCCTCATGCTCGACTCGGTCTTTTTTAAGTAACCAAGCGTCTACTTTTACAAGAAGAAACTTCCACTCTCCGCCAACGCTCAACTTAAAGGCGGGAAATGTTTCATCAATGGATATAATGTATCTTACGGCTGTTGTACTTAATCCTATATAAGCCCCCACTTGTGCCGTGTTCATTACTTTAGGCGGATTAAGTTGAACGCTTCTAATTTCTTCGGGCGTTAGTTTTCTAAATGGTCTTCCCATAATTCGTTTATTGTTTGTTGGTGGTTGTGGTCACGACATTGTCACGCCGTTACATCTCCTAAGAAATGTACGAAGAGATATTATGTCAACTAAATTATTGAATTGATTGAATAAGTTAAGAAGAAAACTCGTGACCTGTACAACACATTGAACCCCTTTTAAGTCCCTTGTGTATACCAATTTCACCACGCCCGCTGGGCTGTAAGTGTTGGTCAGTAAGGACTTGGGTGTATCACCTAGAATTGCTTGAGTCACGAGATTTCTTTCTTTTTTTATGTTTTGGTCACGGTTTGGTCACGACTTTCCAACGCATCCCTTGCCTTCTCTAACGACTTAGGTGCGAGGTGCGCGTAACGTAACGTTGTACTGATCGAGCTATGTCCTAACCACTCCATAACGACGGGTAAAGACATGCCTCGTTGGACTAATCTTGACGCACACGTATGACGCAAGCAATGCGGTACGAACTCGTCATCATTACCAAGACCAATCAGATGCTTCATCGTCTTCCAACAATGACTGAACGCATCCTGGGTGAACGTAAACAATCGCTCGTTACCTTGTTTTAAGTTGCGTTGTAACGCGTCACAAGCGTCGTGAGTAAGCGGTACAGATCGAGACTTACCATTCTTGGTATCCCATAAATGTACGACCCTTTCTTCAAGGTTCACATCGCGTCCAAGAAGTTTAAACAACTCACCTGTACGTAATCCTGTACACGTAAGTATCTTCACAAAGTCTGCCATCTCAGTACGTCCCATCTCTTTGAACTTACCGACCATAGCCGTTTCTTCTTCCGCCGTGACCCAACGGACACGTCCTTTTGGTTCTCGCTTACGCTCGATCAACGGCATACGTGCGATGTAACCCCGTCGGTATGCGTGTTTAAGCATCTTCGATAGAGCGGCAAGACGTCGGTTAATTGTGGCGTTTGCTTTGCCATCGCGTTCAAGCTCGTACACAAGGTCGTCGATCACACGTTCGTTTACATCGCGTACTGGACGACTAGCGCCAACACGTAGATAAACATCCTTCGCGTTCCGCCACAGGCTCATCTCGGATTTACATCCACGCCAATGTCGGTTAAGCGTTTCTTCAGCGAGTTCACGTACGTTCATACTGACTGCTGTTACATTCGCGACTTCATGCGTGATGTCGATGCCAAGCTTGTCCTTTTTCTCGACTTCTTTTAACCACGTATTCGCCGCGTCATAGCTGTCAAAGCTCGGACGTAGTCGTCCTTTGGTTGTTCTGACATCGACTTGAAATCGCTGATGTCTCTGTTTTATTTGACCCATATATCTTCTCCTTTCGTTTTAGTGTTGTGTGGGTTAATCAGATTCTACGTTATCTTTCTCGAACGTGTCTACTAGTTCTTGTGACGCCTTGATCTTTTTGTATCGCCTGTCACCGCCGTTCACTACGTCAATGACTCCCATCTCCACGCCGTCCTTGACTGCACGTCTGATCGTCTCAGGACTAAAGGGGATGACATTGTACATACACGTAATCCCTCGTGGTTCTTCATCGTTGTAGTGGCGACGCAGTAAAGCGTGAGCAATGACGCGATGGCATAACGACATACGGACGTACACATTCACAGGTGCTGTTCGCTTGTGTGTGAACGACTTAATGTAAGTCTCCAAGTAAGGTAGTATCTGATTTCGTTTTAATAACATAACGGCGACTTTTAAATAAGCTCATCCTCGTTATCAACCTGTGATTTTACGGCTTTTTTATTAAACATCCAATTATGGTCGCTAAAGCCTCGGTTCTTCGGACGCTTTCTTGGCGTGTTAGTTCGATATGTTTTTCCATTCTTGTCTATACCTAACTGGTTCTGCGACCAAAAATGTTCAAACGCTTTATCGACGCTTTCCCAACTAAGGAATGGATCAATGTACGGTAAAGGTTCGGTGTCGTCGTTCATAGTAATACTTTCTTGGTTATAAGCTTGTCGCTTATGCCTTGTTCGGACACGTGATCATCGTGCCCCGCTGTGAAACTACGACGATCAAGATGCCATACTTCTCCGCCTAACTCGCGTATCATTTCAGCTTCGTTGTCGAATCGTAGATCATCTACGACCAAAGGCGTTACAGCTGAGTCGGTTAAACACTCGATCAAGCGGACACGTAACAATTTAATCCATATGTTTTGATCGACCATTTCACGTCCCCATTCCGTACCAAGCGTCTGTAAAAGGTATCGAGCCGTAACGTCAAAGTAAGGTATCTTCTCGTCTTTCTTTTTCAACACGTACTCATTCGGAAAGACCGCGGTTAGCATGGACTTTAACGGCGTTGCAAAGCTGAACACGTGTCCAGTCTTGCCCGCGAGGAACGACGCGTAAGTCGATTTACCCACGCCTTTATGTCCGCATAAAGCAATTAGTTTAGGTTGTAGTGTCATAAGCTTTCGTTTGTCTCCTTTTCATTGTTGTTGTCGTTATCGTCGTTGTCGTTATCGTCGTCGGGGTTTAACCACCCACGTCCTTCACGGCGTCTGCGATCCGCGATTAAGTCGTCTTCGTATTCTGCTTTAGTGTCAAATATGTCTTCGTCCATCTTTTTCGTATTGGTTGAATTGTTGTTTGGTTGATGTGGCGATCCACTCCCAAAAGTACTTCCACGAACCATCGGCGAACACGTAAATTAATTCGCCGTTCTTAGTGCGTTCAAGTTTCGGTTGGATGGTAGATCGTCGGTTAGTAAAGAGTCCGCTTGGTAGTGTCATTATTGTTCTTCAAGGCGTGTTTCGATTTCTTCTCGCGTCAATACGTCCACGTAAATCGGCGATCCTTCGCCCACGTACGCTGTGAATGTATTAAACTCAAGATACTCTAACGCTTCAGTCGGTCGCATGTTGTCGCGTCCTACTAACACTTCGACCATTTTCCAAGCGTCGTATACTACGCGTTCAACGCCGTTTATTCTGTCGGTTGTAATGCCGATTACGGCGTCGTCAAAGCCGTCGGCAAAAAGCGTTTGTGGTGTGTCGTTCATAATGCTGTGACTAAATCTGTTAATTCCTTCACTTCGTAAGAATCCAAAATCTCAGCTTTAATTACTTCGTCTAACCATTCATATTTATCATTCTTAAATGGTATCAATTTGTTTAATTCGTAAATCAAACTACTTGCAAAAGATAAACCTGGATAATCTCTGACTGCTTTATTAATTTTCTCGTTATTCATAGTAATTTACTCGCTTTCCATTTGTAGTAGTCCCATCTTTTTGTGGGCATCTCTTTGTTGTAAATCCAATTCAAAATCTGTGGTGGTGTGTGATCCCAATTAGCCATGATGTACTCAGCATCCGAAAGACTAGAAGCATTTGAATTGATGCGATATTTGTCGCCGTTGTAGTTGTAGACTTTGCCGAAATAAACGTTCATCGGTCGCCTTTCTCCCAGTATAATAAGCCAAA